GCGAACCATGGACCACCCATGTCTATCACCCAAAAACACAGGGGCCGAGCCACCGAATCTCACATCCTCCAACACGAAAGCAGGACGCTCAAGCAACACCTCGTGGCCACAGCTCTGTAGAATGGCGTCGGAAAAACCCCCCAACACAGGCTCCGACTCAGCGGCCTCCAAGAAGACCAGCACATTGTCACCATCCACAAGAACGTCGAATTTAGAAAGCGCAAAAGTGCGCAAAGCAGAAACGACCTCAACGAGAAAACACAAGGAATTCCCCATCCCCGTGTTGAAGTCGCCGCTAGCTCTACCACCGTCACGTCCAAACTTCGCCCCACAAGATGTCGTGCCACGCAGCTCCAGCTGCTTAGACAAAAGAAACCCCAGCCTCCTGTCGCCAGGAAACGCCGCAGCATAGACGGCGTGTTCTTTCGTCAAAGCTGCCGGACCCACGTGGGCCTCGAACGCCTTGCCGTCTGCCTCAAAGCACACGCACCTCGAAAAGGAATCGAACTTCCTCTTGATCAGGTTGGCGCGCTGCCTCTGGTTCAACCCCTTAGCAACGAGTCTTGAGCCGTCGAAACCTAGAACGGACCCCTTGAGCCTTCCCCACAGCCAATGCTCAAAAGGTTTCAACCGAGATGCCACCTCCAGGTTATATCGAGGGGACCTGGGGTATATCAGCCTAGGCTTCATTGCTTTGCCTGGCACTCGGTTTTTCTCCGTCTTGAGGAACGCCCTAATGGTCCAGTCCTGGTGCGTTGACAAACCATCTTCCTCAAGGGACCTAGCGGCCTCCAAGTATCGTCGCCGGAGAGTCCCTGAGTAACTCTCGGCAGTAGCTCTCCAGGAGAGAGCGCCGTCTCTGTATCTGCGGGCGAACTTGAGAAGTTCGCCCCAAACTACCTCAGATCTGGCAGACACAGGCCCAAACACTTGAGCAGGCACCTCTCCCATCGACCGCATTGCAAGTGCGGTCACCTCGTTGTGCGGACACGGACGGTTACAAACTGGCACAAAAGCCCCTTGCAAGGGCGCTCTGTAAGCCGTCCACATCTCCCTACGGCTCTCTTTGCAGGTGGCCCAATCCACCTTCCTGGTGTCTAGGACACCGGTCGCCACTGGGGGTGGAGACCCCCAGCAGAGACCTGGAATTCGAACTGGGCCCCCCTACTGAGAGGGTGGACTCTCTTCTACGTCCAAACGCTCGC